AGGCGCGCCTTGCTCGAATGGAGGCTGAAGCCAAATGAAAATTCAACGCGCATACAGCCTTCTGGACGTGAAGGCGCTGGACGATGACCGCCGCACGATCTCGGGCATGGCGACCACCCCCGAGACGGATCGAGTCGGAGACATCGTGGACCCGATGGGCGCGAAGTTCGCCTCGGAAATCCCGCTCCTGTGGCAGCACCAGCACGACAAGCCGGTCGGCACGGCCACTTTCGGCAAGGCGACGAAGAACGGCATTCCGTTCACGGCCACCTTGCCGAGCATCGCCGAAGCTGGACCTCTCAAGGACATGGTTGACATGGCCTGGCAGGCCGTGAAGGCCAAGCTGGTCCGCGGTGTCTCGATCGGCTTCCGCGCGCTGGAGTATTCCTTCATGGACGACGGCGGCATTCGCTTCGTCTCCACCGAAATCTACGAGCTGTCGCTGGTGACGATCCCGGCGAATGCCTCGGCCACGATCCAGACCATCAAGGCATTGGACAGCCACCGGCAAGCGTCCGGCGGCGTTCGACTGATCACTCGCGCCGCTGTGCCGCGCGACCTGAAAGGCGCGATCCCCCTGATCCGCCGATAGCTCCGCTTCCCGCCGTTGCACGCGGGGCGCCGGAGACGACGCATCCCCCCAATCCACGCAGAGCCGCCTTCGGGCGGCTTTTGCATTTCTAGGAGCCAATCATGGCAAAGACTTTCGCCGAACAGATCGCCGATCTGAAGGCAACCCGCGCGGCCAAGCACGACGAGATGAAGGCCATCGGCCAGAAATCCGTCGATGAATCGCGCTCGATGGAAACGAACGAAGCCGAGCAGTTCGACACACTGCGCGGCGAGATCAAGCGGCTGGACGAGGATGTCGCCCGCCTGCAGGTGCTGGCCGACATGGACCGCGCCACCGCGGCCGTCATCGATCAGTCGAAGGCGCAGGAACCCGCCCAAGGCGGCTCGCGCGTGCCGGTGCAGGTGAAGACCGTCGAGAAGCTCGAGCCCGGCATCGCCTTCGCGCGTCAGGCCATCTGCCTGGTGCACGCCAAGGGCGACCCGGACAAGGCTTTCCGCTTCGCGGAGAAGCACTACCCGCACAGCGAAGCGCTGGTGAAGCTGTTCAAGGCCCAAGCCGAAGGCGCGAACATCGAACAGATCATGCGCACGAAGGCCACGGTTCCAGCCGGCACCACGACCGACACCACGTGGGCGGCGCCGCTGACCTACGCGCAAACCACGTCGCAGGACTTCATCACGTGGCTGCGTCCGCGGACCCTGATCGGGCAGGCGCAATTCCGGCCGATCCCGTTCAACGTGCGCATCCCGCGGCAGACCTCCGGCGGCAGTTCGCGCTGGGTCGGTCAGGGCAAGTCCAAGCCGGTTACCAAGTTCGACTTCGACGCCGTGTTCACCGCCTTCACCAAGGTGGCTGGCATCACGGTGATCACGGAAGAACTGGCCCGATTCTCGGACCCCGCGGCTGAAGCACTGGTTCGCGACCAACTGGGCGACACGGTGATCGAGCGCATCGATTCGGACCTGTTCGATCCCGATGTGGCGGCCGTCTCCGGCGTCAACCCTGCCGGCCTGCTGAACGGCGTTTCGCCTGTGGCCGGCCCGACCGGGAGCGACCCGGAGTCCATCCGCTGCGCGATCCTGCTGCTGTGGGCGCCTTGGGACAGCACCTTCATGGGTGCGCGTCCGGCCTACTACACCACGCCGGCGGTGGCCCGCTTCCTGGCCTCCATGCGTGATGCGCTGGGCAACGTGGCGTTCCCGGGCATGACCGCCACGGGCGGCATGCTGGACGGCATCCCGGTTCGCACGTCGCAGTACCTGGCGAACAACGGCGGCTCCGGCGGCGCCCCGTTCATCCTGGTGGACGAGGCCGAGGTGTACCTGGCCGACGACGGCACGGTGACGCTCTCCGCTTCGCGCGAGGCGACCATCGAAATGTCCGACACGCCGGTGGGCTCGAGCTCTGCGACCGTGACCTCGAACGGTTCGCCGTTCGTGAGCATGTTCCAGACGGACAGCATCGCCCTGCGCGCCGAGCGTTTCGTGTGGTGGGCTCCCCGCCGCTCGGGCGCCGTGCAGTGGATCGACGGCTTCCCGACGGCCTGCTGATCGAGAGAGGGGCTCCGGCCCCTCTCTTTTTTCGCTGAAGGAGTAGCAATGGAAAAAGTCGACTTCACGTTCAAGCGTGGCGGCCGGACGAAGCAGGTGAATGAGCGTCAGGCTCAACTGCTGCAGCGCGCAGGCATCGGCACGTACCGAACGCGCGACATGGCGAGCCATCCGATGGTGACGAAGCCCATGGTGGCCGAGACGAAGGCGCAGACCGCGGCCGATGACGGCCTCGACGCGCTCGACAAGGACCAACTCCACGCCCTCGCGAAAGAGCGCGGCGTGAAGGTGCACCACATGGCCGGCGCCGACAGGGTGCGCGCGGCGCTGCGAGAAGCGCAGTAATGAAATTCCTCGGCTTCACCATCGGACGCGAGAAGCGCGCGCCCGACAGCCTGAGCACGATCCCGGGCGGTCGCGATGGGTGGAGGCGAATTCTCGAGCCCTTTGCGGGTGCGTGGCAGCGCAATGTCGAAGAGACGCGCGGCGACCTGCTCACGTACCCGACGCTGTACGCCTGCATCTTCCGCATCTCGTCGGACGTGGCGAAGCTGCCTTTCACCTTGCAGGAGCGCAAGTCTTCGGGCGTATGGCAGGAGGTCGCGAATCCCGCCTACTCGCCGGTCCTGAGCAAGCCCAACGGCTTCCAGACGCAGGGCCAGTTCCGCGAGTACTGGATGATCTCCAAGCTCACGCATGGCAACGTCTATGTGCTAAAGCGTCGGGACCAGCGCGGCGTGGTGATCGATCTCTACATCCTCGACTCCTGCCGCGTGATGCCGATGGTGTCCGATTCCGGCGAAGTCTTCTATCAGCTCTACACCGACGCGCTCAACACGCTGCCCAAGGACTACCCGGCCAGCGGCCTGATCGTCCCCGCGAGCGAGATCATCCACGACCGATGCATGACGCTGCATCACCCGCTGATCGGGATTCCACCGCTGGCCGCGGCGTACTGGCCGGCGCTGAAGAACATGAAGATCATGCGCAGCGCCACCGAGTTCTTCGCGAACAACGCGCAGCCCGGCGGCATCCTGACCGCTCCGGCCGGCATGTCCGAGAAGGACGCCGAAGCCGTCAAGACGTACTGGAACACCAATTTCACCGGGGCCAACGCTGGCCGCGTGGCGATCATCGGCGCCGACATGAAGTTCACGGCCTTCGCGATGAAGAGCATAGATTCGCAGATGGTCGAGCAGATGCGCTACTCCGACGAGCAAATTTGTCAGCCTTTCGGCGTGCCGCCGTTCAAGGTCGGTATCGGCACGATCCCCTCGGGCCTCGGCGTGGACGGCGTGAACCAGATGTACTACCAAGACGCCCTGCAGACGCACATCGAGCACATGGAGGCGCTGCTGGATGAGGGCTTGAAGATCAGCAGGCCGCTGGGTGTTGAGCTCGACCTGGCGCCGCTGCTGCGCATGGACGAAGCCAAGCGCGCCGAAGTCGAGACGAAGCTGGTCGGCGGCAAGATCAAGACGCCCGACGAGGGCCGCGTGCGATTCAACCTGCCGCCCACTGGCGGCGGTGCCACGCTGTGGGGCCAGCATCAGGACTACCCGCTGGGCACCCTGGCGGAACGCAACGACCTGAACCCCGCGCCGCTTCCCGCCGCGGACCCGGCGCCCGCCTTGCCTGCCCCCGAGATCAGCGAAGAGGACAAGGCGCTGCTCGGCGAAGTCCGGGCTTTCGTTGCAACGCAGAAGGCCGTCGCAGCGATGCGCAAAGCCGCACTACTGGAGGCCGAGAATGTTCGACCCTGAAAAGTTCGGCGAAGCCATGGGCTTGGCAATTCGTGAGGCTGTGGCGCCGCTGGTGAAGCGCATCGCCGAGCTCGAGGCACAGGCGAAGACGCCGCCCGACGTATCGCAGGAGGTCCAACGCGCAGTCGCTGCGGCGGTGTCCGCGATTCCCGCGCCGAAGGACGGCAAGGACGCGCCGCCGGCCGACTCCGAAGCGATCGCCAAGGCGGTGCTGGCGCAGATTCGCGTTCCGGTCGATGGCAGGCCCGGAGAACCCGGCAAGGATGGCGCGGACGGAAAGGACGGCGAGCCCGGCCAGAAGGGCGCGGACGGCCTCGGCTTGGCCGGCGCCATGATCGACCGCGACGGCGCGCTGCAGATCACGCTGACGAATGGCGAGGTCAAGAGCCTTGGCCCGGTCGTCGGCAAGGATGGCCGGGACGGCGCTGACGGCGTGAGCTTCGAGGGCTTCGAGTTGGAATACGTGGCCGAGACGCACGAGGTCTGTGTGAAGGCTGTGGCCGCCGGCCGAGCCAAGGAAATCCGCTACCCCGCAGGCGGCATCCGCCCGGCTGGCTACTGGCGCGAAGGCACGAAGGCGCAGGCCGGCGAGGCATGGGTGCACGACGGTTCCCTGTGGATCGCCACCAAGGCCACCACCGCCAAGCCGGCGCCATCCGGCGACGAATGGATCATCGCCGCGCGCAAGGGACGAGACGGCGAGCGCGGGCTGAAGGGCTCCGACGCGACGCCGATCGTCCCGATCAAGCTGCAGGGCTGACCCATGGACCTGGTAACGATCGAGCAGGCGCGCGCGCACCTGCGCACGGACTCGGACGCCGATGACGAATGGCTGGCGACGTGGATCACGGCCATCAGCGGAGCGGTCTTCACCTGGCTGAAGGACGACTGGCGCGCATACGTGCCGGCCACGGACGCCGCGGGCGATGTGATCGTTGACAGCAACGGCGACGACATCCCGTTCGAAGATTCCAACGGCTACACGGTCAAGCCGGTGGTGATCGCGGCGACCCTGGTCGAGCTCGCGCAGCAGTACCGATTCCGTGACGGCTCGGACGCTGGCTCTGTGCCTTCGCATTGGGGCCACGGCTACGTCCTCGGCGCCGGCGCGACCAGCCTGCTGTCAGGCACGCGGAAGGCGACCCTGAAATGAGCATCAACGCCGGAATGCTGCGCCATCGGGTGCTGATCGAGGAATTGGTCGCGCAGACCGACACGGCCGACGATGTGGTCCAGAACGACGCGACCGGGGAAGTCGCCCGCGTCTGGACGCCGGTCGCCGAGGTGTGGGCCGCCATCGAGCCGCTGAGCGCGCGCGAGTTCATCGCCGCCCAGGCGACGCAGAGCAAGGTTACGACGCGCATCACGATCCGCTACCGGGCGATCAGCCCGACCATGCGGCTGGTGCACATGCGGCGCGGCGTGCGCAGTACCGTATTCAACATAGAAGGTGTGCT